CCCAGATTATACAGCTGATTGTCTGGTGACAACCAGTCAACGGCATGTGTAGTCTTAACTCCCGTGGTTAAACCACGGAACAGACGGCTCCGGCCGTCTTGAGGCGCGTATTCTACGCGCGGGCGTGCAATAATGGTAAGGCCTTCCCAGTACTGATATCGGTAATTATACCGAATGTTCCTGTGGTGGGCCTGATTCCATTCGAGAGCGGCTTTCGCCCCCTCGCGATTGCACGGCCAGCCTCTGGTCCAGAATGCGCCGCCGGTTATTCCGGCGGGAAGACCGAATCCTAGGAAGGATTCGACCTGGCATTCCAGATATTCTGATAGCTGGACCATACCTTGACGCCTCAACCTGTTAATCAGGTCGATAGTAGCGTAGGCATCCGACATGCTGGTGAGGGTGAGTGACTGTAGGCGACAGATGTCCAATCTGTCCCCATGGTAAGCATCAACACCACAGGATTCTCTATAGAATCCCTCTGCAAACGTCTTCGTGTAATTTGGCTTAAAGCCAACGGACTCGAAGAGCTCACAGACAACCTTGCACGCCTCTCGGCGCACGAGGATGTCATCACCAAAAACAAACACTTCCGATAAGTTCTGCATTAAAAACTTAGTTGCAGAATGATACCGGTTAAGGTGCTTGAGTAACAACCCACTTTGTACGAGGCAGGCCGCTGTGGCCAAAGCCCAGAATATTACCGACTCGACTGGAAAGCACATGGCTGACCCCATAGGGGCAAACATATGCAATCTTACGAGTTCGTTGTTAATTCGGACGTACAATGGCCTAGAAGCAGCCAGGTGCAAAACGTCATCTCTACTGAAGAGAAATTTGACGAGGCCCCAGCTCACTAGGTCACTAGCATCTTTGAGATCAATGGTCGCAAACTCTCGAGTCCGTGAGGACTCAAGAGCGAGCGAACCGTTTTGTTCCTGTTTGTCAAACTTAATTGACATGAGGACACCATTCGAGACTAAGTCTCGATTAGTGCGCAAGATACCTGTGGTCTCAATAGCTTTCTCGAGTAAACGTCTTTGGCCCTGCTGTATCCACATTAGCCCTGAGGGCTGAGTGCAGATAATGCGCGGGCCACGTTTATCCTTTGGTACTATTGCCAGCTTAGCAACACACGTTGCATAGCTAGCCTCGCTGTGGTTAAACAACGAGGGCGACGGAGTGAAGTACGACGACATCGGGTAGAGCGCGT